CCCTTCATCGTGAGCGGAAGTTCGAATTCCTTGTAGACCTTCGAGATGAAGTTCCAGTCTGTGCCCTCGAAGCCACCGTAGGCCCGCTTGTCTTTGCCGCCCTTGGCGACGACCTCTTGACGCATCTGCATGAAGTAGTTGTCCGGTTCGTCACCAAACACACCACGCATGTAGAACGCCTGGGCTTCCGTCCACGGATAGGACAACATGTCAATGACGACCCAATCGCCACGCTTGGCGTTCTTGCGGATCTCCCTCGACGCAACCATGAGGTCTTCGAAATTCATCGGCTGATACAGGGTCATCATCTTGGCATCCTCGAGGTGACCGAACCCTTCATCCAACATCTTCTCAACCCCGAAGTCGGTATCGACGACATAGAAGTGGGGTTCGGTGTTGCCTGACTGGTACAGCGAGTTGGCGATGTCGAGCCAGCAAAATGACTTGCCGAGCTTGTACGAGCCGTAGACGAGGATCCGTTCACGGCGGGTGGTCTGAGTCAGCATCGGCTACTTATCTCCTATTCGTTTCACTTGCGGGTAGTAGTACAGGTTGTCAACTGTGGTGTGGTCTTTCAACACCGCAGCGAACACGTCCGGTTCGACGCCCAATGCCTCGGCTGCGGCAACAACGTCGAGGGTTTTGCGGTTGCCCTTCCGACGCTTCACCAACCAACCACCAGCAGCGACCTCTTCCGGTCCGGTCGGTCCACCCATCGCGTCGATGAGTTTCCCACCTACGAGCTTGCGTTCGTCGTCGGTTGGTTTGAGCAGCGACACCTGTTTGGCGAGGTCGGCGTAGTGCGCGGCCATACCAGCGATGAGTGCACCGGTTGCGGTGTCGAACACTGGCTCGTCCTCCACTGGCTCATCTTCGAACACCTTGTCGGCGTCATGGAGGTACGGGTATTCGCAGAAGAACTGGTCACCAGACGATGCGGCACATGGCGGGAGTTCGTCCCGCTTGGCATACATCTCAGCCTGGATGACCTTTGCTTTGATCGTCTTCCAATCGACAGGTGGGAGCTTCAGTTCTGAGATGTCGAGTTCGCCGGTGTTGCGGTTCTTGACGACATACATGGCGGGGAGTCCGTGGATCTTCATGTACGTCGAGATCTGCCATCCGTAGGTTTTGAACTCATCCGACATCAGTCTTGATCGAACGTTCGTTCCGGCGCTCATCCATTTCTTGAACCGGTCGCTGCTCATCGTCTTCACTTCGAGCAACCGGTTGTTTCGCAACCCTGGGGGGCGGCAGATTCCATCAATGTGGCCGCGGATGAACACCTTCGGGATGACCCGGATCTCAGACTCGTCCTGTCCACCCCATACACGCCAACCGAGTTCAGCTTTGAGGTGCTCGATGATGGCCGGTTCGTGCATGTTCCCTTCACGGGCAGCGTTCGTCAGGATTTTCTCCTGGTATTGACCACGTGCCGGTTCGTATCCGGTCTTCGCTGCGACGAGTGCGGTGAGGCACGACCCGATACCTGAGGCGCGGTAGATCGAAATGCCGTTCTCTTCATACGCGATGGATCGGTCGTCACCCATCAGCCGTTCATCCATAGCGGTTCGAAGTCGGACTGGAACTGCATGGACTCGGACGCTTGGAACACTTCGATGGTTACGCCACGCGTCACCACAGCACACTTCGATTGGAGCACGAGCTTCGCTGCGTCGTAAGGGGTTACCGCTTGGACGATGTGACGATGGATCGTGCCTCGTGGCATGGTGACGGTTGCTTCGAGGTCTGGACTGCCAGGGTTCCCGATGTAGACGATGAACTCAGTCATCCCCGGACCCCCGCCATCGCCTCTTGAACAATGTCGTTGCGGAGTGATTCGACAAGGTTCGTGATCGGTGCGTCGGGTTCACCGATGTCGGGGTGCTCGTCGATGTAGTCGAGCACGTATCCGAGCAGCGTCGCTGGCTTGGGTGATCGTGTCTTCGTTGGCTCTTTCGCTGGTGTCTTGGTGTTTCCCACGTGGTCTCCTGTCGTGGTTGGAGTGGCGGTCCGGGTAGGTGCTTGTCATCAGCCCACGAACCCTTCCCATTGAGGGCGCTTTTGCCTCGTTGGTTTGGTTCGGTTGCTCACCTACCCGGAGGGCACCACCACCTTTCCTACCTAGTGGCTTTCAGTCCACAGGTCGGAATCTGGATCCAGGACGTCGGCGTGGAGTTCGTCGTCGTCGAGGATGTCTTGGGCCTTCTCGAACACGTCTTCGTCGAGGATCTGATCCACGAATTCGTCATGCTCGTCGGCTTCGAACTGTTCCGCGAACTCGAGAATCGCGGCCCTCAGACCCTTCGCCTTGCCCTTGCCTTTGGCCGTTGCCTTTGGCTTTGCTGGCGCCTTGGTGTCATCGGACCTACTTGCTTTTCCCTTGCCGCCCTTTGCCGCTTTCGCGGACTTCATCTCGATCGACGTCGGCAGGTTCAGTGACCATTCGACTTCGTCGCCGTCGTCGTTCTTCCACTTGGAGACGACACGACCCTTCATGTGCATGGTGAGACCTCGGTAGGTCTTCGCCTGGAAGGTGTCGCCCCTCTTGGAGAGGAACTCCGCTTCGTCTTCACCAAGGCCGACGAGGGCATTGATGAGCCGACCGAGTCCGGCGTTCTGGTTGAACCGCTGACGACCTGTGGCGTTCTCCACCTCATCGCCGTCTTCAACGACCTCCCAATTCTTGCCGGTCGAGTAGCGCTCGGTGTGGTCTTCGTGCTCTTCGCCGTCGTCGGTCACTGCGGTGCCGCGGAGGAAGAGGAAGATACGACCATCGTCGCCCTCTTCGTCCTCGCCGAACCACGCCTCATCGACGGTGATGTCGTAGTCGTCGAGCAAACCGGTGTCGGTTGCCCACGAGTCCCTTGTCTTTGCCATGATCCTCCTATGGATCGGTGTTTCCCGTTGCCTTGGCTTGGTCTCGAGGTGAGACCTTCCGGTGGGTGAGGGTGGGAAACAAATTGCCGTCGGACCGTTGGTACTTGGAGGGCACCTTTAGGTCAATGGAGAGACGACAACCTCACCCACCGGAAAGGTGGGTCAGTGAATACTCATATCTCGGTACCGGTCTCCCTTCGGTTCGCTGGTCTTCGCAGGTGGATTGAATGTAGCAGGTTCGTGGTGGGTATGCAAATCAAACGAGATGTAATGCAAATCAGTCAGGAGTAACGAGTAACAGGGATGGGACCGAGAGCGATTGCCCAGCCCCGATGGAGCATCCCAATGCCGTAGCTAAGTCGAGACGAGTGCACTCGTGATTCGACCCTCTTACCCACGGTCCCATCCCTGCTACCCATTCCGCGCCTCCCGTCGCTTCCTCGCTGCCTTCACCAACTCTCGGTACTTCGGATCGGTCTGACTCAACACCAACGCTTCCCTCCACCACTTCGGGAACAGGCGCTTGTTCTCCCGATACAGCCGCTTGAACTGTGCGTCCAGGATGTACGTGTCGCACCAGTCGGTTCTCGAGCGCATCCCCCGTCCTGTCATCTGCACAATGGATCGGATGGTTTGCACCGCATACCATGACTGTCCGCCCTTGGCTCGCATCCTGGCGTTGATCTGCTTGTCACCGAGGTACGGGTACGGCACCTTCGCGATGACGATCACCTGGCAGTCCTCTTCAGGGAGGTCGATACCACGCTCAAACGACGGCGCCAACAACACCGAATCATCCCTACCGAGGAACCGCTTCAACACCCCTTCACGCATCTTCGCATCGGTGTATGACATGATCGAGTCCCTGTTCCGTGTCGTGCTGTCGATGTGTTCGATCAGGAACGACGTCAGGTGATACGACACGGTGTGGATGAGGATGCGAACGCCAGGGTTCTCGTCGATGATGTCCGTCACAGCATCGGCCATCTGCGGCCACGCTGTGTCCTTCGACTTCATGGTCATCGACGCCACTGGTTTGACGATCACGGGACGGTTCTCTGGCGGGAACGTCGAGTTGACGTGCACCACCTCCCACTCGTCGTCACGCAGTCCGAGATCCTCAGCCATCTGTTCCGGCGAGATCAGTGTCGCTGACATGAGCAGGAATTGGTTCCCCCTTGACCACAGATATTCGTGTGCAAACTCAGCAACATGGATGGGCTTGAACCGGATCGTGGCGTACTCATCCTTGTCACCCTCATACCCCGTCATCACCCAACCATCTTCGATTTGGGCAGCCCCCGTCTCGGGGTTGGGTGCGAGCAGAACCCGGATCCCCCTCTTCAACCGTTCGAGCCGTTTGATTTCACGCATCTTCTGTGTGTCGACCCCGAGCAGCGTCCTCGACTCACTTGCCAAGGTCCGGATCCGTCGGTTGATCCCCGGCATGATCTCCAACTGCAACCACTGCACCCAATCGGACGGAACCGTTTTCTTGGGGAGTGCATACACGCCGATCGTTTTCCTCAACCTCGCCGAGATCACAACTTCGACGGCTGACATCAACTGATCCTCGAGCGTGTCGGCCTCGTCGATGATGACCGGGTTGCGGTTGATGAACTTCGAACCTTGATGTGACGATGTCTCGGCCATGTAGTAGGCGATGTTGAGCACCGGAAGCGGCGAGAACGAAGCAACCTCTTTGGCGATCTGATAGGGGCAGACCTCGCGGCCTGGACACCAGTCGCATTGGTACCCGTTTGACGATGTGCCGGTGCAGTCGTCCGCGGTGAGATCCTTCCGGTAGTACGTCGGGTAATTCGACTTGCCCTTGATGACGTTGGCATACGGGAAGTCCCCAGCGATCTGGTCCTGGAGTGACTTGGTGGTGCACGAGTACACCGATGACCCTGGGATGAGCCGCCGCACACTCTCGCCGATGAGCGTCTTCCCACTGCCAGTTGGTGCGGACAGCATGACAACCTTGGCGCCGTTATTGAGGTGGTTCACGATCTCGACGATGGCCCGCCACTGGTGGTCACGGTATTCGGTGAACCGTTCCGGTAGAGGTGGCTCGCCGAGTGCCGGGTGCGTGACGTCGATCGGCGCCTCGGACAGCAATGCCTCCATGACCGCCATGCCTTGTGCCGTCCCACCGCGTCGCACCCCCGCGTCGTCGTATGCCGGTACATCCACCACCACCGCCTTGGGTTCGGGTGGTTCGGTGTTGACAACCGGGATCTGCTCGTGGTCGACATCGTTGACGAGATACACCCGACCCTTTGCGGTCTTCCGGAACAGCACCACGGCGAGCACGTGGCTGCACATCTTGCGTCGGCGGTAGTTCCCCGACTGGTGCGTGTAACACGTGCACTCGTACTTGGTGGACCCTTCGGGGAGGGTGATGATGTATTCCCCGTAGGCGTCACCGAGCTTCGGGTTCCCGTTGACCCTCCATCTTCTCGAGCCGACGAGCTTCACATCGTCGAGGCGTTTCTTGGCGCGCTTGCCAAGCGTCGTGCCTTCGACGTCTTCGGGGTTGACGACCTTCCAGGAGGTCCGGAGTTCAGAACTGCTCACAGGTTTCCCATCTGCTACGTAACGAGCACCTTAGTTGGTTTTCGTTACTATTGCAAACTCAACGGAACGGTTCTCGAGTTCGCTCCGGGATTCCGGAATCGCATTGGACATTGAGGGTCAGGACCGACGACGGCGAGGCTTCTCGACCTTCGCGATCCGCTTCTCGTAGTCCTCGATGGCCGTGATGTAGTCCGCCCGATATTGCTCAGGGATCGAGTCTGCCGTTTCCCTCCGCTGGGCGAGGTACCGCTTGAGCCTCTCTCGGTCGCCGTCCCTGGCGATCATGGTCTGGGCGTTTGTCCTCAGTGCCTCGATCAACTGCTGGGCGTGCTCTGCCTCATCCATCAGTTTCATTTCCTCGGACAGCAGCATCGCCATGTCGACAGATTGTTCAAGTTCGCCGTTGTCGATCATCCTGGCGATCTGTTTCGTGCGATGGAACAGTGCGTCTCTGACGATGTCACCGATGGATCGGTAGGCGGGAACCATCCCCGACTGCACGAGGGAATTCAGTTCACCGGCGAGGGGCTTGGGGATGTTCGCTCGTGCATGGAACGAGTGACCCTTCCGGTCCTCTGAGTGCGTGTAGAACCTCGACGGGTCGTAGGCGTCGGGATCGTCGATGGTGTCCCACGACTGGTTGTCGAATGTTCCGAAGTAGGTGGTCAGTGCTCGGAGGTAGACACTGGACAGGGAGACGTCGAGTCGTCTCGCTTCCTCCCGTGCCATGTTGTACCAGTACGTCGGGATCCGGAACGAAGT